TTCCTGTTAGGTTACTACCAGAAACTCCAGTGTAAGATATTTCTTCAGTTCCTACTTGTATAAAATTTGTACCTGTTGTTGGAAAACCTACAGTGCTAGCTAATGTAATATCTGTGCCTGAACCACCTGTACCAAAAGCATTGTCACCTAAAGCTCCATTTAATGTAGATGTTTGTGGGTTAGCTGCAGTACCACTCCATTGACCTAAACCATAACCAAAACCCGGTAACTGTTCTGCTGGTCCAACTGCATAATATGTTTGAACTCTTATACCACCAGATGCTGTAGCACCTGATCCTGTTTCTGCAGAAGGCATAGTAATTGTTATTGTTAAGTTAGTTGGTGTTGTAGTCACCATAAATTTTTTGTCATCAAAATCTGATGCCGAGTAATTAGAATTTGTAATAGCTGTAAAATTATCTAATAAAATTATATCTCCGGGCGCAAGACTGTGACCAGATCCAAAAGTTATAGTTACAGAGGTAGATCCGTTTGTTGTGGTAAAAGCATTTGTAAGTGATGTTGTAGATTCAATAGGATGTATGTCATAAAATACACCTCCTGAGTAAGCATATAAAATTCTATTGGTACCTATGATTGAAAATTTTTGACCACTTCTATTTACAATATGGTGCATGGCTCTAGCTGAGCCTGTTAACTTATTATTACCAAGTTGTTGCCAACCACCTATCTTTTCTGGTGTTCCATATCTAAATCTAACATTGTCGCCATCAACCCATTGACCCTCGGCTTGAGTATCTGTAATTTGTTTATTAAATCCTGGTAAGAACTGTACTTTTTGTAACATTATACTACTATACTAGTTTTTATACCGTTTTTAAAGCAAAAGTTATCCTAGGGGTATTTGGCTCTTTTGGAGCTAGGCCTCTGTGTTTTAGTCTAGCATCAAAAAATATCAACCTGTTTTGAACAAAATCTACTTTTTTTATTTTATTATCTTTTTTTATTTCAAAACATCCTGAGTTTTTAGGTAGAGTTTTTGTTACCATGAGAAGAATAGTATTAGCGCCATCGTCATCGTGCCAGTCTCCATTCATATCCTTAAATTGAACATTAATATATGCTCTTAATATTGATTTAAATTTAAATCGTTCTTTTAATTTTTCACAAATAAACCTAATTAAATTATCTTCTAAATTAACACCAGAATTATAAAAAGGGTTGGATTCTTCATGAGATTTATGCCCATAAAAATGAGGCGTTTCGTAAACACAAATTTTATTTAAGAATTTGATTAAATCTTTTTCTAAAAAATTATCAATTATTATCAAATGTTATCCTTTCTAAATAAAATCAAAAACTATAGAATATCTGTGAGAATATATACTATCAAAAACTTTGTTTGGCATATACTCTATAGAATGTGATAAGGAACCATTAAACATTAGAATAGAGTTTTGTGTTGAAGGAAAAATAATCTTTTCATTTTCTAAACGAGTGCCATAACAATCTTGATTCGATTGTAGATAATACACGCAGGTTAGTTTTGTATTATGAGTGTGAAAAACATATTTACTATTTTCTGTTGTAAGATTACACCAGCATTTAAGCATATTAAAGTCTTTATTTATGTTTTTTACTAATTTTATAATTTTATTTTTTAATTTATTAAAAGATGAAACATCTTTTAATTTTTCATCTAGATCACTGGGTGTTTGAAATAAAGGAAATTTTTTGTCCCAAACTACATAATCTTTTGCAAACTGTATATCTATGGCTTGTTTAATATTTTTTATATCTTCTTTTTTACAAAGATTAAATTCTCTATAAAATTTATTATTATTAATAGTAGTTACTATCACTTTATTTTCTTTTTGCAAAATAACTAGGAAGACCTATCATAGGTCTGCCATCATATTTATTCTTATCTGCATCTTTACTTTTTTGATTATTGTAATGTAAAAATACTTGACCACAATTTTTTCCCTCAAAAGCTTCTCTCCAATGCTCTAACTCACATCCTCTGTAAATAAGCATATCACCTGGATCTAAATTTATTTT